AAGACGTTTTTAGACGCATCTAAAAACGGCAAAAGCGTGAATAGTGCTCAACTACGTGCTTATTTGCCTGCAATAGAAATGATTGACGATATTGTGCAAGGCGGTCCTGCAATGGTACAACAGCTAAGAACACTACAAAATCGGGCAAAAAAGACAAGATAGCATTTTTTCTGTCCAAAAATCAACTGAAATACATACATTTTTAACCCAAATGATAAATACATTATACAAGTTAGAAGAGGTCTAACTTGCCATTAGAGTATAGGAGAATATAAAATGGCTTCAGTAAGTTCAAACGCAGTAGGCAAAGCAGGAAACGGCTTAGGTCCACGCACACAAGTAATCGTAACAGACGCAGCAGTAGCAGATGACGCAGCATTAAAAGCAATCATCGACGCAGCTGGTAACGCAGGTCACACAATTGCAGCAGTAGCAGGAACAGCTAACAACGCAGGTGTAATGCACTTTGCACTACAAGGTGGCGGTGACGCAACTACACCTTATGGTCAAGCATTTACAGTAGTAGTTGACTTCGATCACAACCCATAAGAAATCCTAACTACCTTAGGTATCGTGATTATGGCCGTAAGGCAGGCGTCACACAAAGAGCTCACATTTATGTGGGCTCTTTTTTTATGACTTAAATACAGTATGCGTTTTACAATACATACATTAGTAGACATAACTGAAACAGGCTGTCGTAGAGGAGAAGATCCTAAGCGATATCGACAGCAACAAAACTTTCTTACAGTTCTACAAACAATAGGTATGAGGGTAAACCCAACTTACATTAAACCGCCTGTAGTTGTAAAAGAAATACCAAGTAAACTAGGATTAGGTACATCTTATAAAACTAAACAAAACGTATGGTCTTATACATTTGACATAGAATACGAAGGCGGGTTAGACGTTGAAACCCTAGTAAATGACTTTGATCTTATACCAATTATTACCGCTTTAGACGAGACGGCAAAGTTTACGAATGCTGTTTTTCTTTCCAAAAAACCGGATATTGTTAACATAGTTTTTCAATTAGATGATAAATAACTATGTTACGTTAATAACAACTAGGCAATCCAAACAATATAATAAAGGCCAACCAAGAGTTTACTTTAAATAGGAGCAAGTAATTGTCTAGTCAAATGGGTGACACTACCGAATTAGAAAAAACAAGTTTAGAAGCACACGTTGATTTGTGCGCTTTACGTTATCGCAACCTTGATAACAGGCTAAACGCTGTAGAAAACACTCTTAGAGACATTCACTCAGATCTAAAAACCGGACAAAGTTCAATGACAAAAGTACTAATTGGTACAGCAGGAACAGTGTGCGCAGGACTACTTTCAACAGTAGTTGTTATCTTAATAAATTTTGCCTAAACCATTTCACTCACGATAAATAACTATATGTTATTACGTGAGTTTTTTATTGACCATACAGAAGAATTAAACGAAGGACAAACTTGGGCCCGTTCGGGTAAGAAAGTTGTCCGTAAATACCGTTGTACTTCAGGTCCCCGCAAAAATAGAATTGTTTCAACAATGGCAGCATGTTTTGCCGCTCCTGACCCAAAGAAACGTGCGGCATTAAAAAGAACTAAAGCAAGACTTGGCAAAAGAATGGCTCGAAAGGCAAAACGTACAAAGCGTATTAATCCTGCTAGCCGTAGAGTGCAAAGCATGAACAGATCAACAAGAAGAAGATAATGCAGGTTAATGAAATCATAAATGAAGGCATTACAACTGTATTTGGCAAAAGCGGAAACAAAACTGTTCGTAAGTATCGTTGTACAAGTGGACCTAGAAAAGGACGTATTGTTGCAAAAGCAGCAACTTGTGGTGCACCAAAGAATGTAAAAGCTAGTGTAACATTAAAGAAGACAAGACGTTCAAAAGGCAAAACAATAGATATTAAACGTAGCAGGACGAAAAGAACAAATGCTGCAAGTCAAAAACTCAAAAGGTTAAATACTGGACGAAGAAGAATTACACCAAGAAAGCGTAGGGGTGCAAGATGAGAGTAGATGAACTAGTAGGAACTCCAGCAGACCAACAAGGTAATGTTGCAAAGCCTGTTGCAGGAGGTGCCACTGCGCCGCCACAACAAGGGCAACCTATGGGGCAACCTGATATTAATTCTCCTCAAGCACAAAAAGCAAAACAAGAACAAAAGAAACAAATTCAGACACAAATTAAGTCAACACAAATGCAATTAAAACAGCTACAACAGCAGTTGGCAAGTATAAAATGAAATTAAATGAGCTCATAAAAGATTTTTCTATCTATCTCAATAATGAAGAACAATCTCTTTTGGAAGACTTAAATGGGCTCACATCGATCGATACCTTCCAAGAGAGAGAAAAAGTCATTATTGATAACTTGATTAGAAAAAGTGTGGTAAGTAAAATTATGTACAATAATCGTGTTATGGTAATGAAAAATGATCTCTAAAAAACATCTTAAAGACTTAGAAAATTTGATTGACGAAGGCATGCGTAACATAGACATGCCACACGTTTCTAATGGCAATATTAGAATACAAAATTATCTAATTAGAGAAAACTTGCAAAATACGTTTAGTATAATTGATTTAAGAGCACAACAAAAAGTTCATACCACCTACTTTAAATATAGTGCTATTGCATTAGTCAAAGCACTGTGTAAAAAACAAACAGTAGAAAAAATTCTTAAACTAGATGAACAACTATTAAAACATTCAAATGACGCAATGTTTTACAAGTATTCTATGAAAAAAACTAAAGATTATGAATATTTAGAAATAAGAGAAGTAAGATTAGATATTGCAGAGAACGAAACACGGCAAATCAAAAACAAATTAAATACGTATATCTACAGTTAGAGATAAATATACTATAACAACGGGAAGAGTAACCATGAACCTTAATGAATTTACTAGAGTGACTGCAACAAAATTAAATGAAACCCTTGCATCAAAGTTTGGGACAAAACTTAATATTGCCAGTTTCACAACTGAGCAACTGTTAGATGCTCGCAATAAAATTAGAACAAAACTTTTTAATACTGAAACTACAGAAAGTTTTGATGCAGTACAAAAAGCAGATTATACAAAGAACAAATTATTTCTTGATGTTTTAAATGCTGCTATTAGTGAACGTGATGATAACATTGTTGATGCAATTGATGAAGCAGTACAAGTTAACGAAGGTGCTGAAGACGAAGCTGAACTTGTTATGGCAGCTAAAGATATGGTTGATAGAGTTACTGGCTGGATGGAAGACACAGCTGAAATGCAAACTGAATCAATGCTAGAACTAGCAGATGCAATCCGTGACGAAATGGGAAGCGAAAAGTCAGAAGCATTTACAAGTGCAATCAAACCAGCACTAGAAGCAATGTACACAACAATGGAATCTACCCGTATTTCACTTACTCAAGGCGTTGGTATGCTTACAGGCGAAGAAGAAACAATGGACACCATGGGCGACGATGACATGGATATGGACATGGAGCCAACCGATGACATGGACGCTGAAGGTGAAGTAGGTATGCCAGACGATGACGATTTTAATGCAGACGATGCATCAGCAGGCGGTGAAGAAGAAGCTGGCAGAGAAAAGCGTGAGAGCGTAGACCATTCAAAAAAAAAGTAAATGAAGCTGTAGATTCAAACTACATCTACGACATCTTAAGACATCAAAAAGCGGCAGGCATTGCCGCTTTATCTATGATTAAACTAGACAAATTTATGCAGAACCAAGGTCGAGGTAGCTTTAATTACGATACATTTAAAGCGGCATATGACAGTGATCCTAAGCTACAAGAACTAGTAAAAGACTTTGATCAAACGCAAATAAGTTTCAAAAAAGACGAAGTAGATGATCTAGACAACTTGCCCGGCAATCCAGGGCGCCCAAGCGATACTGTTGGTAAAATGGCTAAAAATGCGGTTGACTTAAAAGATCTTTGATGTTATACTCTTTATATGAGTTTAATAATTGAAAAGTACAAGTACGAAAAACTAAAACGTGTTGAAGTAAATGGTAAGCGTAGATACGCTGCACCAGGACACCCTCCAGTAGCAAGTGTAACAACAATCCTTAGTGGCACTAAAGACATGAGCCATCTCATTGCTTGGAAGAAGCGTGTAGGTGAAAAGAAAGCACAAGAGATTGTTACTGAAGCCAGCGGCGTAGGCACTAGGATGCACAAGTATCTTGAAGACTATGTTGACAACGGAGTATGGACAGAAAGCGCAGGTAGCAATCCATACGCACAACAAGCCTACAAGATGGCATGTGTTATCCGTGACGAAGCAATGGGCGATGTAGATGAGATCTGGGGTAGTGAAGTTCCGCTGTATGTTCCGGGTATCTTTGCAGGTACAACTGATTTGGTAGGACAATACAAAGGCAATCCTTGTATTATGGACTTCAAACAAACTAACAAGCCAAAGAAACCTGAGTGGGTTGAAGACTACTATTTACAACTTACAGCATATGCCTTAGGACATAACGAAGTACATGGCACAGACATACGTGAAGGACATATCTTTATGTGCAGTCGTGCGCTAGAGTATCAGCAGTTTGACTTATGGCCGGACGAGTTCGCAGAATGGGAACAAGAATGGTGGAATAGGTGTCGCCAGTATTACGAGAAACACGGCTAAATGCAAAATCTATTAGTACTAGGATGTTCAGTAAGTGACTATACTCATGTAGACAGATCATGGGGAGAAATACTTGCTAAAAAGTTAGGTATTAACTATGTTCATCAAGCCGCTGGTTGTGGAAGCAATTGGAGAATGTGGCGCAAGGCATTTGATCTAGTTGACAATAATATAGTTACTAACAAAGATATAGTAATTGTACAATATACAGAATTAATTAGACGAGAATTTTGGTCCCCGTATCAAAAAGAATCAAGACCGTTGCACGGAAGTAATGGCAAAAGTAATATGACCGAAGCATACGACGACGGACATATTATAAGGTATAAGATTGACGCTCACGAGTTTGAGGACTATCATAGAACAGAAAAACAATTGTTTAAAGTTTATACTCGATTTTTAAATGAAGAGTTTGAATTAGAACAGTTTAGAATGATGCATAACATGTTTCAAAGCTACATGGCTGACAGACAGTTTAAAAATGTATATTTTGTAAGACCTTCCGACTTTGGTGCATTATATCATTACAGTAAGTTGCACAAAATGTATAAAAATAATCTTATACATTCACCAAATGCATTTGAAAATCATTTACCAAACGATCAAGGACATATGGATCAACAGGGACACCAATTACTTGCTGACTTTGTATACTCTAAGCTAAGTATCTAAACAACAGCAGACTCACGGTGGTATCATGTGCTGTATAGCAAGTCAAGGAGTCTGCTATGCGATATATCGCCACGTTATTATTATTTGTTTCATTCTCAAGTTTTGCCGATCCAGGCACAGTATTCAGTCAGTTACTTAATACAGTTAATACCAAAAGTAAACCAACAATAACAAAATCAGGATGTTCTAGTGCTTTTTATGGCGTAGAATGGATTTTGTATAGTAACGGAGAAGTTGAAAAGATACGTAACTCTCCTAATTGCACAATCCAACTTCCACCAGTAGCTGGTACACTAGTCAATTCAGGCTGTTCTACAGGTTATCCTGGAGTCGAATGGTTTGTATACAATGACGGTGAAGGTGGAACCTATGTTGAAAAGGATGCACAATCTACAGCATGTGGTTGGCGCCCGCCTACACTAACACTATCTTTGACTGAAGAATTTGGAGATGCATTTAAACCTGTTGTTGTCAACGTTGACTACATCAACTTCAAGGGTGAGCCTGAGCCTTGGGGCATGGCGCATAGTTCTTCGACTATAGGCAACGCTATACGTGTTGATCAAAACACTGTTGAAATATATGGAGACGGACAACTAGGTAACGGAATCTTCACATTAGGAAATCAAGAAATACAATTTTTTATTGAAGAAGAGCCAGTGTGCCTAGTTGAGTATTCTGTTGATTGTGTAGGATATAGACAGCGTAGCGGACAAAGTCTAATCTATTATGGCGAGGATGACGAGCAAGTTGTAGTATGGGAATTAGCCATCCTATTATATGCATCACATTATAAATTTGGGGATGACATAACAGTAGGATTATACGACAAGTACGATCAGCAGAGCGATGTATGGAAAAAATGGCAACAACGAGTTGACCAATACAATGAAGTGTATGAACAGTCTGGAGTACACATACGATTCGAACTCAAAAGATTGCAGGATGCACACTGGCATGACCCGGGAAATATTGGAAGTATGTTAGCTAATAAAGATGTTGACATAGCACTTGGTCATGGTTGGACATTTCCAGGCACTTGTGGCGTAGCTAGAGTTAGGACGTACTTTAGAGAGGGGTATCCTCCAGGTTCTATTTCAAGATGCGGTATATACACAGATCTGCATGAAATAGGACACAGTGTAGGACTTGCACATGGCCCTGAAAATCAAAGTAATTCAGCTTATGGATATATCTTTCCTGAGTTTGGACACGGGTACAATGACATATGCGGACAGTACGATGACTTAATGTCGTACGGCAGTCAAGGTGTGTTCCATAGTAACTCTTTAAAATTTTGTGGTGACATTATGGAAAGATCTATTGCGGCTATGCCAGCTGGTGATAGACTATGGAGCGACACAGCATACGCTTTGAATAGAGTTAGATTTAATGTAAGTTTGATACATAACGAACACAATAATTTAGAGCAAAGCAATAAATCGCTTCGTCAAATACCTAACGATGATATCATTGTTGTTGACTAATTGAATAAATACATATAATTAATATGTAGGAGACACAAGTGGCTGTTGTATCAATATCAAGAATACAAATGCGAAGAGGCAGACGTACCGAGTTACCACAACTAGCAAGCGGTGAATTTGGGTGGGCAGTTGACTCGCAAGAAATTTATATAGGAAATGGCGCTGTTTCAGAAGGAGCACCATACGTAGGTAATACAAAACTTCTCAGTGAACATGACGATTTGTTTACACTTGCTGACCAATATGTTTATAAAAATGGTACAACAATACAAACAGGCACAACGGCAAATAGTCCAATACAAAGAACATTACAATCAAAACTAGACGACATTGTTGATTTAGCTTCGTTTGGCGGCACAGGTGACGGCACGGACCATACAGCAATTATACAAAATGCTTTAGATCAGTTATATCTAGGTGCATCAACAAAAGGCGTAGATAGAGCAAGAGTCGGATTATATATACAGCCCGGCACGTACTTAATCACAAATACAATCAATGTACCGCCATATGCAACATTGCTTGGCGCAGGCATTGATAAAACAATTATTACAGGTAATTTTGATGCAGAATTTGTACCTATGTTCCAAACTATAAATGATATAGGAGAACCTGGCATCATAGGAAATCAAAACCTAACAACATCACTTAACCAATCACGAAATATCCATATGTCTGGTATGACAATTAATTCAGGTAATCACAAATCCTTAGTGCTAGACAACTGTAGAGACAGTAAGTTTGAGGATCTAAAAATTACAGGCATTTGGCAATTAACTTCTGCTACCGGCGGCGCCGATATTGGTATAGAACTTAAATGTCTATCAAGGGCTGTTAGTACCAAGAATAACCTATTCCATAATATACAGATACAAGGCAAAAAATATGGTGTTAATGCAAGTGATGATATCATTAACAACACATTTGACACATGTAACTTTAATGAAATGGACAGAGGCGTAGACCTAGGATCGGACACAGGACCTAGCGTTGATGCTGGACCACAGAACACTATTATAAAAAATTGTAAATTTGATAACATAAGACAGCAAGGTATTATTGTTGTTAAAGGCAGATTTAATACAAGTAGAAATAATTATTTCTACAATGTAGGTAACAACGGAAGTGCAGCATATGCTAACCCAGACTTTTCTGCCAACATAGAATTTGTTTCTAATTTTAACCAAAGTACAGCTGATTGGTTTCAGCGTTCAATTGATTTAGGTTACAATACAAACTATGCTGATAAAGAATATGCACCAGAAATAAAAGGTACATCAATATCTGATTTACCGTTTACTCATAATGTTCCTGTAACATATACGGCTGCACCCACTAAGCTATTAAGCTTTGCTGCTGATACTGCAAAAACTATAGAAGTTGAATACATTTATAGAAGCGCAACTATTACAGCTACCCGCACAGGTAAATTGACAATGACAATTGATCCTGCAAGTAATATACAAAACCTTACTGATGAATATGATTTTGTTGGAGATTTTGCAAACGAAGAAAGATTAATCTTCAGTTGCGATTTAATTGACAGAAATTCAGATTTATCACTTGACACATTAGAGGTTTATGTGTTAAACTCTACTATAAGCGATGATGCGATTATAAACTATAGAGTTAGTATTAAAGGTTAATGTTTAATAAAAGTTACGAAGATAGGCTTGCCGGCTGGCGAGAATTTAGAGATGAGCTAGAAACAGCTATTGATCCTATTCAATTGTGTATTGACTTTTGGAATAAAGCACCATCAAACAAAATAGCCGCCGATCCTTTTACTCCAAGTACATGGCCTGATCCTTGGGAATTAATAGAGGAAAATAATTATTGTTCCTTTGTAAAGATTCTTGCGATATGCTACACCTTGCAGTTAACAGACGTTTTATCCCAGTGTGCTTACCAGATACATATTACACACGACCATAAAAAGTCTGCAACATACTATCTACTTTATGTTAATGATCGTGTAATTGGCTTCAAGGGAGATACACATGTACACATTGACGAACTACCTTCTATGCATTCGCAATGCCAGCACAAGATGCCTTCCATTCAATAAATACCAAATAACATATAAGAGGAAAAACAATGTCTAATGGAACAATGATCGTCAAACGTGACGGTACAAAAGAACATCTTAATATCGATAAAATACATAAAGTAGTTGAACATGCCTGTGAAGGTTTAGCAGGCGTAAGTAGTAGTCTTATTGAGATGAATGCTAATTTACAGTTCTATGATGGCATGACAACAGAAGAAATTCAAGAAGTACTTGTGCGCAGTGCGAATGATCTTATTAGTTTAGATGTTCCTAACTACCAATTTGCAGCAGCACGGTTATTAAGCTACAGTGTGAACAAGATGGTATTTGGTGAGTATAATGCAATTACTCTACAACAAAATATTGATCGTAACATTGAGCGTAAGGTATATGACTCAGCTATATTAGATTCATATACACAAGAAGAAATTTCTACACTAGACAGTTATATTAGACATAAACGCGACGAAAACTTTACCTATGCTGGACTACGTCAAGTAGTTGACAAATACCTTTGTCAGGACCGTTCAAGTGGAGAAATCTTTGAAACACCTCAGTTCATGTATATGATGATCGCCGCAACACTGTTTGCTAATTATCCAGCAGAAACACGTATGCATTACGTAAGGAGATACTACGATGCGACCTCATTATTTAAGATCAACATACCTACACCCGTTATGGCTGGTGTGCGTACCCCTGTTCGTCAGTTTGCTAGTTGTGTTCTCGTCGATAGTGACGATACTTTGGATAGCATCTTTGCTAGCGACATGGCTATCGGACGCTATACTGCACAACGAGCCGGCATTGGAATCAACGCAGGACGTATCCGTGGAGTAAACGCTAAGATTAGAGGTGGAGAAGTAGCACACACAGGTATTGTCCCGTTTCTAAAGAAGTTTGAAAGCACAGTGCGTTGTTGTACACAGAATGGTGTACGTGGCGGCTCAGCTACTACACACTTCCCGTTTTGGCATCAAGAGATTGAAGATATACTTGTATTGAAAAACAACAAAGGCACAGAGGACAACAGAGTACGTAAGTTAGATTACTCAATTCAACTTAATAAAACCATGTATGAAAGATTGTTAACTGGCGGCGAAATAACCCTTTTCTCGCCACATGATGTACCGGGTTTATATGATGCATACTTTGGTGATCCAGTAGTGTTCCAAGAGTTATATGAAAAGTACGAACGTGCTACTAGTATAAAGAAGAAAAAAATATCAGCAATGGAATTGTTTTCTGCTCTAATTAAAGAACGTGCTGAAACAGGACGCATTTATATTATGAATGTTGACCACTGTAACACTCACAGTTCATTTAAAGATACTGTTTACATGAGTAACTTATGCCAAGAGATCACACTACCAACTAAGCCGTTAGATCACATTGATGATCCAGAAGGCGAAATTGCATTATGTATTTTAAGTGCGATTAACGTTGGTATTATCAGAAGTTTAGATGACTTAGAGGAGTTATGTGATCTTGCTGTTAGGGCACTAGAAGAAATTATTGATTATCAACGCTATCCAATTAAGGCTGCTGAAATTAGCACAAAAGCAAGACGTAGTTTAGGTGTGGGTTATATTGGACTTGCTCATTTCTTAGCAAAGAATAAAGCACAGTATAGCGATGCAGAGTCATGGAAGTTAGTACACGACCTAAGTGAAGCTTTTCAGTATTATTTGCTTAAGGCCAGCAACAATTTAGCGCAGGAGAGAGGCGCTTGCGAGTACTTTAATCGCACTAAATATAGTGATGGAATACTACCAATTGACACATACAAGACTGATGTAGATAATATTGTGGAGAATAAATTAAATTATGATTGGGATAGCTTACGTAAGAGCATTAGAGAACACGGACTTAGACATTCAACATTGTCCGCTCAAATGCCATCAGAAAGCAGTTCTGTTGTGTCGAACGCAACTAACGGAATCGAACCACCACGCGGCTACTTGTCGGTTAAGAAGTCCAAGAAAGGGCCTCTTAAGCAAATTGTTCCGCAGTATACTACATTAAAAAATTACTATTCCTTGCTTTGGGATATGCCAAGTAATGAAGGTTACATTAACGTTGTTGCAGTAATGCAAAAGTTCTTTGATCAGGCAATATCTGGAAATTGGAGTTACAATCCAACACACTATCCGGATAATGAAGTACCGATGAGTGTTATGATGCAGGACTTACTTAACACTTATAAGTATGGCTGGAAAACTAGTTATTACCAAAACACTTACGATTATAAAACTGATCCAAGTGAACTTGAAGATGAAAAGCCGCAGGTGGAACTACAATCACCACCAGTTGCAGAGGATGACGAAGAGTGTGAAGCATGCGCAATTTAATACTTGACAAAACAATAGAGATCTACTATACTTGTATAGTAAGACACACATACAGAGGATAAAAGATGGCCAAAACTGTTTTTAATAAAGAAAAGGTGGACTTCACCAAACAGAATATGTTCTTTGGAGCAGACCAAAACACACAGCGATATGACGTATTTAAGTTCCCAGTGTTTGATAAATTAAATCAAACTATGCTTGGATACTTTTGGCGTCCTGAAGAAGTAAGTCTGCAAAAAGACAGAGCTGACTTTGCTAACTTCCGTCCAGAGCAGAAGCATATTTTTACTGCAAATTTAAAATACCAAACACTACTAGACAGTGTACAAGGACGTGGTCCATGCCTAGCATTTTTGCCGCACGTTTCACTTCCTGAACTAGAGGGATGTATTGTTACTTGGGATTTCTTTGAAACAATCCATTCACGTAGCTACACACATATTATGAAGAACGTGTACGCTGACCCTGCAGAGGTGTTTGACACTATCCTAGATGACGAAAAGATTATTGCAAGAGCAACAAGTGTTACTAAGCACTATGATGCATTCAATGACGCTGTAGATGCATTCAACCATCGCGGTGAAGGCAATATGTATGATGTAAAGAAGAAACTTTATCTTGCTATGCAGACTGTAAACATTCTAGAAGGCTTGCGTTTCTATGTAAGTTTTGCATGTACATTTGGCTTTGGGGAACTAAAACTAATGGAAGGCTCAGCTAAAATTATTAGTCTTATTGCTAGAGACGAAGCACAGCATCTAGCACTAAGCACACACGTATTGAAGTTGTGGTCGCAAGGCAAAGACGATCCAGAAATGGCTAAGATTGCAAAAGAATGCCAAGAAGAAGTATACGACCTGTGGCGCGAGTGTGTTGCAGAAGAAAAAGATTGGGCAGACTATCTGTTCAAAGACGGTTCAATGATCGGACTCAACAGCACATTGTTACATCAATATGTAGAGTACATTGCTAACCGCAGACTCAAGGCGCTGGGATTCAATGCAATATTTGATCAACCAGTAAACACTAACCCGCTTCCTTGGACTACACACTGGTTAAGTAGCTCTGGGCTACAAGTTGCTCCACAAGAGACTGAAGTAGAGTCTTATATTATCGGCGGCATTAAACAAGACGTAGACAAGGATTCATTAAAAGGCTTTTCATTATGATTGAAATTTATGGCAAGCCAGCATGTCCAAGTTGTACAAAGGCAAAAGCATTTTGCGAAAAGTATAATCTAAAATTTCAATACTATACATTGGACACAGATTTTACTCGTGAGGAATTGTTTGAACAGTTTCCTACAGCACGTACATTTCCGCAAATTAAGATAAGTGGAACTAGTGTCGGCGGCTACGAACAAATGATAGAATACATTGATAACACCGGATATAACGGAACAGGATACACTTTATAATATGTTAATTGAAACTCCATACAAAACCGGAGACACCGTGTCTCTAAAACTAAGTTCAGGCGAAGAGATTGTTGCTCGTCTTGAAGATGAATCAGATACAAAATTTATACTACATAAACCTATGGTATTGATTATGCAACAGCAAGGCCTAGGACTAGCACCGTATATGTATAGTGTATCGCCCGATGCCAAATTTAATGTTTTGGCATCTACGGTAAGTTGTATCGCTAAAACAGAATCAGATATAGCAAAACAGTACACCTCCAGCACCAGTAGTATTCAAATGGTATAAAACCTCAGCTAAATATATTAGTATAAAACGAGGAGTTCCGTATGTCTGCTGAGGATTGCAATGCCAGTTAGTATACCATTAATTTTAGAAACCACCCAGCTTGCTATCGATTCTTGCGACCCTATGAATCTCGACACTGGCGATATATCTAATACGGGAAAAAGTACAGGTGCCCAAACAAACCTTGATTCAAAAATTGCACAAACTAACGCAATTGAAGCAAGTAGCGAAACCTTCAAAACTTTAGGTGATCTTACACAATTATTAATACCAATTAAAAATGAGTTTGTAGATATTGTAGCAAGAATAAACGCAAAACTTCGTCCCTATGAAGAAAAAGTACAAAGAGCACAAGATGAATTTGCACAAATAACAGATTCAGAAAATTGGTATGCTACTAACATTCCTCTAGAAGAAGCTGAAAGAGACGCGGCTATTGTCGACCGCGATAACGCACAAGCTGCATTAGATGCATTGGATTCAAATTCTCCAACCTATGCAACTGACGCTGCTGTTCAAAATAATATTATAGGAAATGCAACCTCAAATATTGTTACAGCCCAAATCAACCTAGATAATTATGCTAATGAAGTTGTTGATCTCGCAAACAATAGGGCAGAATGGCAAACTTTTAATGATTATCATCAAGCTGTAATAGATGATATTATAAGCACCTTTAATACTATTATGGCGCCTGTTAGGTCTGCGTTCGGCGCCGCAAAAACAGCAATTACAACATCAAATGGTTATATTACTAGTAGTAAGTCAATGATGTTAGACAACGCTGCTTTAATTGCAAAAACGCTAGCAAAAACAGCCAGTGCTGCTGTTACACAGGCAATTGGCGATATTGCAGAAAATTCAAATATTATGGCTCCAGTAGACTCGCCAGCTGATATCGGTGGAGGCGGCAGCATTGATTTAACAGGCTGGCCGAGTTTCCGTGGAGCAAAAGATACCCAACAATTTTTAGGACCAGTATGGGACGGAGTAACAGTTCCACCTCATGTCGAACTTAGAAAGACCCAGATTGCAAGTGTTTCTTATAACTCAGCTGGCGAATTTAGTGTGATGGAGTTTGGACCTACAACAACACACATTTATCAGCCTAACTATCCAAATGTACAAGAATTAGTGCCAGGTTATGTCAGAGGCGGCATGAGGTGGCTTCCCCAGCCTGTAGATGGAAAAATACATGCGTACCCTATAGTGTTAAGCAACAAGTTTATCCTTGGTAATGAACGTTATGATCAAGCATATAATTCGCCTGCCGGCGGCCCGGTAAGCCGCGGACACCGTACTATTCATTGGTATAGTTGGCTCCCAGGTGGTGAACCAATGAAAGATGTAAACGGCATGCCAGTTGTGATTAGTCAAGCGGAAGGGCCTCAAGACTCTTTCTATCAACTTTATTCAGTGACAGACCGCGATAAGGGTGAAGAACGTTTTATTGATACTAACCCCCAACTCAATCGCGGCAAAATAGTAATTCCTATAGTTAATCAAACAATGTTTCTCAACACTGTTACAGTTCCTATGGCGTTAGGTGATGCACTTATTACTGTTGGAATAGGTCGGACAAATATTAAAGGTAGAGCACCCACAGCTCAAGAATTAACAGTAATTGACGTAGAAGCCTTTGAAGGTGTTCGCAATATCACGAAACAATTGCCCTCAGGTTTTATAATAAGAAGATCAAACGTCAGCGGTGATGATGAGCTGGACCAATTCCGAATTAAATCTTTTGATGATTATATATCTACAAATAAAGTTACACTTGAGCCACCACCACTAACCACCGGCGGCGGAATTGAAAATCCAAAAAGTTTTAAGAATCAACGACAGCTAAGAGCAACTGCAGCTGAAGGTACTTTTACAAATATTAGATTTGATGTTCAGTTAGGAGCATACGAATTAATAGAAGAACCAACTAATTCAAGTACAAATTCTTTTACAAATAACAGATTTTCAATGGTACGTGTAACTGAAGAAGAACTTATAGAGTTTTTTTACAATACAGATCAATTAAATCAATGGGATCGAACCGCTACGGATTTCTTTCTTAGGAATGTCACAGTACATGACCCTAGAATCGCAGGCACAGGCAAATTTGCACCGGCTCGTGAAAACGGAAAGGATATTGAGTATAAATTTCGCAGCCTCGATGGTGTTGATTACATGGATGGCCAAGCAATTAAACAAGGTGATAGCTTCACTTTCAACGGCGTCAAATATATTAGACTTTTGATATATCATAACCAGGACCAAGGATATCCCAATTCGCACAGCACCATAGCAATAGATGAATCATTTGGACCTATAAAAATTTATACTGTTTCAAACTATTATTTTGGTTATGTAGATGCAAGTGATGTAGAAAACATAGAATATCTGCCATGGAAAGCAGCCAAAGATTTTGACCCCTGGGGCGCTCCGGCAAAAATTAAAGACGATAGTATTTTTATATCACAAGCGTCAAATATTAGTGTAGCAAACGATTATCATCACGACTATTTAAAACCAGAAAGGCTTCAATATGTAAAATTTGCAGGTCAGCCAGCTTATAGACTGTTTTTTGAACGCAATAGTAATAATAATAACGGCACATTCAGCGGCGCATTTAATTCGAATACAGGACTTGTTATTGCGCAAGAAAAAACAGCAGAAGAACAAGCTCAGGACGAAGCAAACGAAAACGCCGCAGGGACATTGGGGCAGCAACCATTTATAGCAACTGACAGTGTTCTTACATATGATACAGCTGAAAGAGCAACAGCAGACTTTGAAGCTGGCATTTATACGAATGAAAGACTAATACGTGTAAACAATTTTAGAAGAAGTGAAGAAGTTGGTCTAGGAGAATTGTTTATTGTTGAAGGCGTTAATTGGATGCCGGTAAACGAGTGGGAACAAGCATGGAGAGAAAAAACAGGAACAGGTGTTGATGTAGAAAGTCATTATGAAGTAATAAACAATGTAATAGGTTTAAGACCCGAACCTCTTGATGTTGCATCTGCAAAACCAAGTATGCCCGCCTTTGAAAAACCACCTACATCTAAAACAATAACATTAGGAGATAGAACTGTTGACTTAGGTCCTATGCATCCTTTCACAGACTTAATTAGCGGCGCAGATGCGTATGAAAGAGCAACTAAGGCTCATTTTGAAGACATAACACCTTTTGTAGACGTTGTGGAAAATAGTCAAACCGTTGCTACAATTAATACGGCTGGCCTAGGCGGATTTGATGAAGAAAAGGTAAATGCAAAAAAACTTGCAGAAGCTGTTACAGAAGACGTTAAAAAAATAGTAAACACAGCAGAGGATGAAAAAGATAAAGCTAAATTTGATTTTGCAACAGTTACAGAAAATTTAACAAGTGTTACTGCAACATCAACAGCATTATCTGTGAAGTCTGCTGCAGAAGCAGGTACGTCTCTAATGAGCAATGCTCGAACATCTGTAATACCTGTATCCTCTACAGCGTTTCCAGAGAACGAACAATTGATTGCAAGACAAGAGCCTCCTATTTTACCCGACCCTTATGACATAACAAGCGGCGGCAGGATACCTAGTTAATGGCTAAACCTAGTGCAAGAATAGACGATAAAACAGATGGAATCTGTTATCACCCAGATCATAACGAGCCGTTCCCTACAAAAGGAAGAATAATTACAGGCAGTCCTGATACTGAAATAAATGGTAAACTTGCGGCTAGAGTAGGCGATTGTGTAGAAACTGATTGCGGGCATAAAGATTATATTATTACAGGTAGCGGCACAGTTGAAGTAAATGGAAAATTAGAGGCAAGAGTAGATGATCAAGTAGGTCGCGACGGAATATATAAGGCAAGAATTATTACAGGCTCACCAGACACAGAACATAATGAATAAAGTGGTTGACAAACACTTTATTTGATTGTATAATACAGTATAAATTAACAATATAGGCACAAGAGGCAGTATGAAGAAGTATCATAATAAAGTAATTTTAACAGACGTGGACGGAGTTCTGTTAAATTGGGAATACGCATTTACATGTTGGATGGAACAACATGGACACACTCAAAGCAAAGATGCAAATCTGCAATACGATATTGCAAAACGATTTGATTTAGATTCAAACAATATTGGACATAAATTAGTAAAGCAGTTCAATGAAAGTGCTGCAATGGGATTCTTACCTGCATTACGAGATGCAGTGTATTATGTAAAACGGCTACACGAAGAACATGGATTTGTTTTCCGTTGTATTACAAGCATGAGTACAGATGAAAATGCTTATAAACTACGGTTAATGAACCTTCAAAAGTTGTTTGGCGAAACAGCTATTGATGATTTAGTTTGTCTAGATACTGGTGCAGACAAAGATGATGCGCTAGCACCATATAAAGATTCAGGATTGTATTGGATCG